TCCCCCGTCCAAGTTTCAAAAACTGAACGCACTGGATATTGATATCTATACATACACTGGACCACTATCAGGACCCCCCCTAGGGTACCCCCCTCCCCTTCTCCGTGGTTCGTTAGGGTGCCAGTAGCGCAGGAACGGCCTAGGTTCTACCCATATTGGCCTAGTAAATGGGGCTAAGGGTTAGGGATAGGCCAGGAACTAGGGCTATCAAACCCTATGAACTAGGCATATGGTCTACCGTTTGCGTACCGTCCCCATATCCATAACTTAGATAGCAGAGGGACAGACCCTCCGACTTACTGCTCCAGTAAGTCGCTAACAATAGGGAGGTAGCCACTATGGCTACGAAGATAAGTAATACCGTTAAGAAGCTGACAACTTCTTACGGCGAGTTAAAGGTAACTATTGGCCTAGCAATGCAGAACTGGGCATACAGCCTAGGTGCAGTAACTAAAGACCTAGGACGCTCTGAGGTGTCAGAGGTTAAAGCACAACTTCAGAAGTCAATCGGCCCAGACTTTACCGATAGGCGTTGGTCTAGTTGGAATGCTGCTGGCATTGCTCTGCACTGGCTAGTGGAGACTAAAGTCATCACTGCAACCATGGCAGAGAAAAAGCTAGTTGGTTCGATGGATTGTCTGGCAAAGATTAAGCCTGCGCTTGATCCAGTTGATACCCATGGTGGCCGTTCTGCTGCTATTCAAACCCTGAGAGATGCTAGGAAAGAATCTAAGGGTAACGCTGAATGGTTGACTAGTGATCTGGCAGAGAAAGTCAGTAAAGCCTTTAACGCTAGCAAGCCTGAAGAGTCTAAGCGTTCGGGTAATAAGAACGGTAGCGGTAAGGGTAAGGGTAAAGGTAATACCAAGAATGGAGGCGGTAGGAATCGCGCACCTAAGGTATCTACTGATGCTCTGGTGAAAGCTGCTGCACAACAGCTAGAAGCTCTGAACAAGCGTCTAGCAACTGATGCTGCTGGCGGCGTGAAGCATGCTGACACTATTCGCAACTTCCTTGCGAATACTGCAACCATGGTTGCCAACTGCGAAGAGACAGTAGCAGAGCAGGAAGCTGCTAAGGCTACGGCCTAACTTACTGTTCCAGTAAGTGGGGGAGGGATCGAAAGATCCCTCCCCTTTTTTTTGTACTTACTGTTCCAGTAAGTCACTTAGAATGGATCGAAAGATTCATTCTCTTTTTTTTGTTTGTGTTTATGTCTGATAGTGAATGAGTGAATGAATAGTGCCGTGTGCCGTGTGCTCTGTAGTTCTGATAGTGAATGGGGAGGTGCCGTGGGCAGTGACTACTGGCGTCAAGAATGACTTGACTTTATTTGTGGGTATGGTAAAATAGTTGTTGGTGGGTGGAGAGTCCACCTGCGGAGCGAACTTACTGTTCCAGTAAGTTCCAGAGGGGAGAGCGATGCTGCCACGCAGTAACGCACGGACTACCCGAGGTTCCGACGTACTTCTCTTAGCCTCCTTTAGCTGGCCTACTGGAGATTGGGAGATTGTGCGGACTCTGTTTGAAACGAACGATCAGTTCTTTGTCGTTCACCCAGACACGGACGTATCGGTTAATCCGTTGCTATCTTGTAATCACGAACCATACAGGTTCATTACCCGACAAGGACTCGTTGATCTACACCGCACATATCATGTGGCGTTGTGGACGAGTGACAAAGGGTTCATGGAGCTTGACTGTTTAGGTCATCCTCCTACAACCGCTGAACTTGAAGCTGCCAGACAAGAGGCGCTTCAATACAGCACATGATCTTACTGTTCCAGTAAGTACAGAAAGGGAGATATTTACAGTGATCTGGATTGAGAATGGGCACTTCAAGTTGAAAGACTTGAAGGACAACCCTAACGCTAGCGAGAACGAACGTACGACGTTCTATCTCGCATTGACTGTTGCAATCAAGATTCGTCATGGATCATGCATTGAAGCAGTCAGGAATAAAGATCTGGTAGATGAATTGAAGTACCAGAAGATAGAAACATTCAACGATGCCATTCGATGGTCGGACGATGCGTTCGGCCATATGTCTGGCTGGTAACAAGGAGAGGAGAGCCATGACTACGTGGCCTTGGATAACACCGATGGGTGCAGCATTCATACTTCTGTGTGTTTGCGTATTCGTTGGGATATGGGCATACAACGCTCGCAAGAAAGAGATGGAGCAGCATGAGTACTGGGTGCGGCGCACTCAGGAGATGCTGGACATCATGTACATGGGCACAGAGTTCGGGAAACCGTACGACTGGTCTAAGGAAGCTGAACAGGACCTCATTAAGAAAGGGGAGAGCAATGTCTAAGACTGCTCAGAATAGAAAGAAGTTGCGGAAACATCGCCGCAACCAATGGCAACGAGAAACCAAGCGTGACAATCGAACCAAGACTGGTTGGATCACGCATGTAATGAATCCAAACACTGGAGAATGGGAGAGAGACTGTGTTGGAACACGATAAACCAATCACATCCAATGGTTACCCAATCATTGAGATGGACAAGATGTATCCCGACGACCCTACTGATGGGTTGTTCAGGATACTGGTGAAACGCCCACCTGAGATGTGTGCGTTTCCTGATGCACCCTTTGTTGTTGCTGTCAAGGACTTCAACAACTATGGGTATGACGGCTGGTGTCATGCCTTGTCATATGACTTGAAGCTGCCTCAGGCAGTGTGGATGTTGTATGGGGCAGACAGAGAGGATCACCCTTTACGATAATGTTGAAATTCGACGAAGAAATATGCAACATCTGTGGTGGCTTCGGTGACTGCGCCGATGGCGACTGCGAGGACAAGACTCGAAAGGTGCAGATAACCAAACATCAGCTATTTCACATACTTGAGATTCTTGACTACCTGAGGGAGAACAATGACCTGAATCGGGCAGATGAGGCTCTGTATCAAGGGCTGTCGGATATTCGTTTGGGTCTAATGCTACTGGGGGATGGATGAATCTTTGGTTGGCTATCTGGTCAATCCTTGACTTCGCATCGGTGAACTATGAGCCACCGAATGCCGAAATCCCTGAAGTCGTTTGCGAATATTTTGCAGACGACTGCGTGAGGGCGCTGGGAGTTGCGTGGTGCGAGTCACTGCACAATCCTCGTGCCTACAACGGGGTAGATCATGGATTGTTTCAGATAAACGAACACTATTGGGGCCATGTGTTTGAAAAACACTGGCCGAAACGATACGAAGTAGTGCAGTCAACATGGATGGCTCACTACATACATGAGAACACTCGTGGGGGGTGGGACTTGTGGACTTGTGGCAGGTACAAGTGACGAGTCCTGTGTACCTTGACAAAATGGGTACGCGGGTACTTGACATTACCTGTATGGGATGATAGAATGGTTCTAGTGGTTAGGGGTTCGACGCCCCTTCATCCCACGATGAGCGACTTACTGTTCCAGTAAGTCTCCCATTAACAACATAAACAACCAAGTAAGGAGTCAGCATGTCTGCTGAAATCTACGGCGATGACCTAGCGGTCTACGCCAATACAGCTTGGCATGGCAAAGGGATCACCTATGGTCACCTGCTCTCCGCAGAGGAGTACGCAGAGAATCCATGGCAATTCCAAGCCAACCGCCAAGAACTGTATGTCCAAGACATGATTGACGGGGAGATTATCTACACACCTGTTTCCGAATGGGACGTAAATAATGGCTTCGTCATTCGTCGTGACGACAATGGGTTCCCACTAAATGTGGGAGTAACCGAGGGCAGAGGCATCACTCAATATGATGAGATGGATGCCGCTGTAGAGAAACTTTTAGATCACGGTTTCTCCGCTGGAGTTGCATCCAAGGGCACCCTTAATCACGGTCGAAAGGCATACGTGACACTGGAGATGGGTTCGCCTCTAAAGATTGAGGGCTACAGCGATATCCATAAATACTTCACACTGACTGATGCACATGATGGGACGATTGCCGCTTCAGGCCGTCCAACCATCGGAGTGGTGGTGTGTTCAAACACATTCGCTGCCTACGTGCTAGGTGTGCAGGCTTCATGGTCTATCAAGCACACTCGTCATGCCACTAGCTATCTGCAATGGGCTATCGACTCGTTCGTTGAGGCAGCCAAGCTGCAACAACATCTCGATGAGCAAGTAGAACGGCTTATCAACGAGAGCTACACCGCTGGCAATTTCGGTGACCTAACTAGGAGTCTGTTGGGTCAACGTCCAGAGGATGAGGGCAGGAGCCAAACGTCTTGGGATAAAACCTTCGACAAGATAACTGCCCGTTACTACCACGATGACCTTGATGGCGGCATCAGGGAAACCAAGTGGGGTGCGCTCATGGCTGTACAGGGATATGAGCAGCACGTCCAACAGGTGCGTGGTGGCACGAAACAAGGACGGCACCTTGACCGTCTGCTATTCGGGTCAATGCCACTCACTGATAGGGCTGCACGCCAACTCGTTCAGGTCTGAATGAGACTCGGGAACACCAGACTTACTGGAACAGTAAGTTTGGTGTTCCTCATGGCTTATTCAGATGTCTAGCCAACATCACAAATTAAGGGAGAGAATCACCATGAGTGAGGAACTCGAAGTACAAATAATCAACAGTCCATATCTAACTCTGGAACTGAACTCGCAAGCACTCCGCGAACTTCTTGGAGATGCAATACGTGACGAAGTTCAATCATATTTTGAGGGAGTTGACTGGTTGGACATCATAAGTGACCATTCACGAGAGATCGTAGACATGGTTCACGAAGACCTAGATGTCCACGACGAAGTACATCAAGTCGTTGACCAAATGGACATTGTTAGAGGCGATGACCTTGGCGAAGAGATCAACAACAATGTAAGACAGTTGTTGCGTGACTTCGTTCGAGTCGAGAATGTTTGCTCCACTGGCGATGCCTTTATCGAGGCAGTCCAGAAGGTAGCGAACGTGTCGAAATCTGACATGCGACAGGAGCTTACTAATCAGTTCAAGAACGCAGTCATCAGACTTGACTTTCAAACTGATAACGAGAGGGGGTGAGATAAATGGACAAGATCAAAGCAGACATACGCTTTGCCCTAACCAAACAGGAGGGGCAGGACTACGCTGCACTAGACGGTGACGGACACACACTCGTATCACCAGACTACTTCGATGGGAAAGTGGTACCAGAGTGGAATGTGCGTTCGCTTGAACGAGTGCATCGTGCTGGCACAGGCAAACATGCCTTGTACCAGAACGGTGAACCAGTAGAGCAGCTAACAGCGGTCTATCTTCTTGACTTCCACCTATGGGTAGGAGAAATGGCTATGGCCGCTGATCCTACGTTAGAAAATACGTGGGGTGGTTTCGGAGGGCGAGGATTCATGGCGCAAGCCGTGGTTCGTGCCTTAACCGAATGGTCAAAAGAAGAAGATAGCTACACACCAGAACCAGAAATAGGGGGAGAAGGTTGAACCTACACCTAAGCACTGACCGTAAGACTGCACCTATGATGCAGCGCAAATATGAGGAGGGCAACGAGGCTTATGTCAGAGTCCCGAACGCATTCGGACTCCCAGCAATCAAGTCATGCTGGGGATCGACACCAACTTGCGAATCTATGTGTTATGCACGCAAGCTGGAAGTTGTCTTTAAGCAGACTAGAGATGCGTTGGAAAGAAACTGGCAGCTAGTCAAGCCTCACCTGCATGATCCAGACAAGCTGGAAGAACTCTTGTATGCCGTAGTTGAACAGTCGTTCAAGTACATGCAGAAATGGAGTGAGCCAGAAGACTGGGTGTTCAGGTGGTTCTGGGATGGAGACATCCCGACACCCGAGTTTGCGACTGCCATCAGGCGAGTCTGTCAACGGTTTCCGCAAGTCAAGTTCTGGTTATACACCAGAACATTCAATGCGATCAGGCGACTGCAAGCTGACAACCTTGTCGTCTACCTATCGGTAGATAAAGACAACGTGAAGCAGGCACGCCATACAAGTAAGACATATCCATGGGTGAAGCTGGCTTTCACCGCTGAGAGTTGGGAAGCGACCGATGCTTTAGCTCGGACGTTTCCTGACCAGAGGCGAGGGCCACGCTGTCCCGAACTGACAGGCAAGATCCCGTTGGTTGTATGGAATGAAGATCGGACAGGCCGAGGAGCCTGTCTCAAATGTGGGCTGTGCATAACGGGCGTCAACAACGTGCGTTTCTCAGCCTCTAAGTGAAGGGAGGGAGATGACATTTTCCCAGTTAGAGAGAACCATCTATGCGTTCATTGTCTTTACCTTAAGCAAGGTAGAGAAGCTGAAAGCACAGTTGGAATCACAAGAGGGAGCCAAGGTCGAACGACTGCTGGCTGACCTCAACCATATAGAAACATATGCAGACAAGATCAAGTTGCAGATGTTTGTAGAAGACCCTGAAGTTGACTTCAGCGAACTGGAGGATAAGTAAATGAATTTACTCGATTGGAACAAATGTCCACGGTGCAGAGTGAATGACATGATGCACCCCGAAGAGATAAATGCTTTGTCTCGCATGAACAACCGCACCTATGTGTGTTCTGCATGTGGAGAAGACGAAGCCATGTTGGATTTTGCTGGCATAGGTCAACAAGAGCCATGGCCTATTAAACGCAAGCTAATGAATTGGAGCAGCCTGAGATGATTGTTACAACTCAGGAAGTTGATGCGCGAGCACAATGTAAAGAGTGCCGTGTCATCAGAACAACCAAAGTTAATACCAAAGAGATCAAGCAATGGGTGGGAGGTGACATGGTTCAGAGCGTATGGCCCGACAAGAGTCCCGATGAGAGAGAGATCATTATGAACTCTCAATTCATAGATCTATTAGGCAAACCGTTTCCTGGGCCGTACTACCTGTGTCCACCTTGTTGGGATCAGAGCATGGATGACATGGAGGAATACTATGAAGATTAAGGCATACGTCATAAGTGGGGTCATCGACCCTTTCGATGGAGAACCACTCTTTTGGTCTAATGAAGATGGTTGGGGTTCGTTGGAAACAGCGGACACTTTTACCGAGAAAATAGGTTCGTTGCCCATCGAAGGAAAATGGGAGGAATACTATGACTGATGCTACGTCAAACTTAATAGTCGAAAACGGTGACGCTGAAATGTGGTGTGATCGTTGTGGCGCAGAAATCCCTATTGGCTGTGACATCCTTACCGATAAGGAAGTGCGTGTTGGTCTTGGTTGTTGGGATGTGAGTGATGGCTGGCAATCTGCTGGCTCAAAGCTTTACCACTTCTTCACCACTCAACACATGTCGCTGGACACGAAGCCAGACCAGACAACGACTGGTCGTTTGATGACAGCCCTTGAGGAAGCCATCATCCACCAGTTCGACATCGTTATTAGCGAAGACAACGAATGGTTCATGGAAGTAATGGAGAAGATGGTCCAGAAAGTAGTCAATGAAACCTTGTTCTTACAGATAACGGAAGGAGCTACCAGTGAGCCAACTGACTCAGGAACAGAATGAGATCATGCTTGAGCTATTCGACAACGTACATGACCTCTTGCACTTTATTAGAGGCATGGCAGACGGTTTGTACGAAGCTCACGCTGACGTGGAGAATTCATTGTTAGAGGCACTCAAGTGTCTTGACCCTGATCCACCAGACATGGAGAATGTGGTTCATTTCCCCACAGGAAAGACTTTTAATGAAACATGATTGCGACGGTAACCCATCATTAACCAACTATGGGAGAGGGTGTCGATGTGACCTCTGTAAGTCTGTGAAATCTCTTTATGAACGAGAACGTAGACAGCGAGCTAACAAGCAAGCCAACAAGGCAGTAGCTAAGAAGCCTGCTGGTAAGCGTGACAACCCAGTCGTATTTAACGATGCGTATTCCAAAGTTGACATCATCCGAGCTAATCCTCATTTGGATTGGTCCGAGAAAGAAAGGAAACAAGCTGGTGTTTGAATACGAAATAAAGCCATACACATTCCCGACAGGAGGAGGCCGTCACTGCAGAGGATGGTTCGTTCTTCAAGACGGAGTGCCAAGAGACTTCTTCCAAGATGAAGAAGCAGCAAATAATTGTTACGAACAACTACTTAAAGATCAGGAAGAACAAGGATAATGACCGATATAACATTCTCAATGGCGTCGGCTTTCAACCAAATGTTGGAGCTAGAACCAGAAGATTTTCAAGACTTAATGGACGTGGCGTTAGCTTGCAGTTCATCTGAAGATGACTTGCAGTTCTATGACATCGCATCCAAGAAGACGAGCATGTGGCGAGACATCTTGAGCTACGAGCGTAGACATGCACTTCTGGATGTAAGTCTGCATACAGCTAACGCTGCTGCATCGGGTAGGCGTATCGGTGTGTCGAAACAACGTAGCCACGACATGATCGTTCGAGCAAAGGAGGAACGTCTGCGGAAAATACAAGCTTCTGAAACCATCGGGATATGAATACTAAAACTTGTTACAACGAAGAGTGTCCTGAGGAGAACCCTCAGCCACTCACCAATTTCCATAAACAATCAACAGGCAAACTCGGCGTACGTTCACGCTGTCGTACCTGCCACAATCAAGCCATGCGTGACTACGAACGCAAACGGGGACCTGAATGGCGCAGAAAGAAAACTTTGCACCGATACGGGATAACTCCCCAAGACTATGACCGCATGTTTAAGGAACAGGAAGGTAAGTGTGCTATCTGTCAGTCTGCTGACAGCGAGCATCCCACTTCTGAACTGCTAGTAGTGGATCATTGCCATCTCACTGGAAAAGTAAGAGGGCTACTTTGCAATACCTGTAACCGTGGTATCGGTTGGATGAGAGAAGAAACAGACCGTCTTCTTAACGCAGCCGTGTATTTAGAAAATGCGAAAGCTTGACGTGCACCTTGTAAGTCTTATAATGGGGGGTGACCCCCCAAAGGGTCACCCCCCATTTAATCTTGTGGGTGCCCAGTTCCTCTCCCTGCTGGGCACCCACATTAGGGGTAAAAGGGAGATGGGAGAAATATGATTGAAATTAGATTAAGACAAAGTTGGATCAACACCTTCTTGCGATGCCCTGAGCAAGCAAGACAAGAGCGATTCAAACTTGTAAGCCAAAAAGAAACCTCAGATCTACTGAGGGGCAACGCAGTTCATCACGCCATAGAAACCTATGGCGAACACATGATGAACGAAGACACGTTGCCAACTGTCGATGAACTATTAGACATTGCTGAAACATATATAGCTGAAGAAGCACCGAAGATAGAAGTCTGGCGACACAGCTACGAGAAAATCGTAGACGTTGCTTTAGCGAACGTCGAAGTGTGGCACAGAGAAGTGATGCCAGACCTCAATCCTGTTGGCATAGAGAAATCGTTTGAGTTATCCCTAGGGGTAAGAAACAACGTGAACTTGATACTGACTGGTACCGCTGACTGGATTGACGCTTCTGGAGCCATATGGGATTGGAAGAATCCCAACCGAGAATACGAACCTTGGGAGAAGAAGCGTTGGGACATACAAAGTCACGCTTACTGTTTGGCGTTTGACACAGAAGACTTCGTGTTATGTGTACTGGTAAATGGCAAAGTGCAAATGATCCCTATTGTGCGTACCGATAAGGATAAGATGGCATTTACGGAATTGTGTTGGTCAATGGTGCCGACGATTATGTCGAACCAAACACCATGGCCTATGAACTGGGGAGGCTGGCACTGCTCCCCTAAATGGTGTCCTGTCTGGCAGGCAGGCAAATGCCGAGGCGAACACCTCGGAGAGAATCCTTGGTAATCAGGGAGAAAGGAAAATATGACTGATACAGCAAAGCTAACAGTCAGCTTCACCCAAAAAGTAAGTGAAGCACCATATGAAACAGCGGACTATACGCTCTCCATAGAGCGCAGCGTCCCTGAGTCCATGGGTGACGAAGGCATTCTTGCCGAAGCCACCGCCTTGTTTGAAACTGTGAAGACGGAAGTCCTTCGCCAATCGGGACAGGAAATAGATCTGTCTCCCGATGGGGTTGTGATGCGTCGCCTGAAAAGCGGCGTTTCCAGGTCTTCAGATAGTCAAGCAAGCGCCCCCACGCAGGCCGCTCCGAGTGGCCCGACAGCCACATCAGTAGCTGCCGCTCCTGCACCAGCGCAAGCTGCTCCAGCAGGAGGCAGGGTGACTGGGCGTGTATACAAGCGAGTTGACTTCTGCTTGGGTAAGAACGCTGAACAAAACCAGACAGCGTTCAACCTTCTGGCATTTCAACCTAACGAATGGGCCGACGAGAACGGCGGCACAATCAAGGTGTACGAAGTGAAAGAAAAAGCAGATGGCACTACAGACGTAACGAAGACAGGGAAGAACTTTCCGAACTTCTCAGTGTCTAAAGATGCACTCGCCCGTCTGGGAATGCAAGTTGCCCGTGACGTAGGCATCTGGGTAAATGATGGAGACAGCAATGTCCCCCTCAAAGTCTGGGACCAAGCTTCTGGACAAACCCAAGACGATGCCATCGAATGGGACTGGCTCGCCCGACGAGAAGAACTCCAAGAGTTCGCCTATAAGGGCAACTAATGGAGGAGGGCGGAGCAGTCGCCCTCACCACGGAGGAGATCGACGCCCTTCTTGAAGGGCACGATCTCCCCGAGGGAGAGAGCCAATACAAATTTTTTAGACCAACCTCTGACGCCGTAGAGCGGTGGGTCGAATACGCCAAAGGAAGCCACGACTGCTTCTATCTAGGTCTTAACGACATAGACCAGAAGATGCGAGGCGTTTGGCCTAGCGACGTACTCGTTGTCACAGGCAGAGCACACAGCGGCAAGTCCGCAGTCATCCTCTCGTCCATGGCACGCAACCTCTTAGAAGACCCAGACTTTCATGGTGTCATCTACACGCCAGATGAACCAGAAATTCTTGTTGTCTCTAAGTTGTATGCCCTGCTATATCAGCGGAACTTAGCTGAAGTAGAGGAAGCCTTACGCACAGAAGACGAAGTTGTCCTCAACGAGATCCGAGAAGCCAAAGATGGGTTCTTAAACAGGATTAAGATATTCCCAAACGCTTTATCGTTCTCTGACATGTCAGAAGCGATGCGTGAATGCGAGGACTACTGGCAAGCTAAACCCAGATTCGTCATGGTCGATTTCCTTGAACAACTTCCAGGCGCAGCAGGATACGAAGGAGTATCTACTGTTCTTAAAGGGTTAAAGGAATGGGCTGAAACAGAGAATCTTCCAGTGGGGCTTATCCATCAGTCAGGCAAAGGTTCCACTCGGGGTCAGTCAAGAGGAATGGACGACGGCAAATTCAACGCAGATGAATACGCAATTCTGCAGTTGAATGTGTTCCGTCAACGAGACAATCCGAAACTATCTGACGTTGAACGACGGATTCATTCCGTATCAGTGTCGTTAGATCTCTGCAAAAACAAGAGGCCGCCATGCCATGTAACCAACCCACCCATCGACTATTTCATGGACCCCCAATGCGGACTGGTCCGAGAATATTACGAGAGTGACATTCCAGGTGATGACAGATGGGTCGAATAACTAAAACAAACCAGAAAAGATTCGCCACTCTTCATGGAGGGGGGCACCTCGCTAATGTATCTAACGGGGTTACCCCTCTCCTAGAGGAGAGCGGCGACTACGCACCAGTTACAGAAGAACACATCTCTCAACACCTAACAGGGGAAGGGCCAGCCCTCGGGGTTTACCCACTTTGGAAGAAAAGCGGAGTGTGGCTGGTGGACTGGCTGGCAGTAGACCTAGACGAAGGAGAAACTTCCAGCGTCCACGCTGACAATCTCATTCGCCTGCTGGAAGCCAAGGGCATTCAAGCATGGAAAGAAACATCGAAGAGCAAGGGATACCACGTATGGGTATACCTAAGAGAACCAATCTCAGCTTCGATAGGGCGCAACGCCATGATCGGGGCTTGCAGAATAGTTCAAGTTCCTACTCGTGAGGTTTACCCCAAACAGGTTTCACTCGAACCAAACAGAATAGGTAACTGTTTACGGCTTCCCTACCCAGATAAACGGAACAAAGGAAGACACGAAGTCTTCGACCCTGACGGGGAAGGGATGCTGGATGTTTCAAAGTTCATCGAACAAGCATGGGAGAAGAGAACACCTGTCTCGCTAATCAGATCCCTCCTTCCTCTATACGAAGCAACTAAACCCAAACTGAAACAACCTTCCAAAGACTTCTCCCCGAAGGACGGCTTCAAAGGCACAGCCAAGAAGATATGGGAAGACCTCAACACACAAGACAGATCAGCAACGATGTATGCCTTTGCTTCCAGTCTGTTGTGGCAAGGATATTCATTTGACGCTACCGTGGATTGGGTGCGACGACTAGATCAGAGACTTGGCAAGTTCTCTGAACGCAACGATCAAGAAGCTCAGATACGGAACCTAGTGCAGAAAGCTGCTGATGAAACGACCTGACTCTTACACCTTCACAATTCCTGGGAAACCCAAAGTGAAAGGCCGACCTCGCTTCACCAAGAGCGGTCGAACCTATACACCTAAGAACACTAGGGAAAGAGAAGAACACATAAAGAGTCTTTACAAAGGCCCAAAGTTTGAAGGGCCAGTTGAACTGCACTGCTTATTAACTGCAACAGAGACAGTTGTAACGATTACATCCTTTGAGGCAGAGAAATGTCCGTTGCGTGGCGACGCAACAAACTATTTGAAAGCTGTTGAGGACGCACTTAACGGTGTGGCTTATGAAGACGACTTACAAATTTATCGAATCATCGGGGAAAAGAAATGAACCAGCCCTTTCATCAAGGCTCATACCAACAGCGTTACACGCAGATGGGTGATGAAGCTGAAAGCCATTTCGAGAAGAACAACACAGCTTGGGTCAGGTACGGTTTAAACCGTCCTGACTTCCAAGTGCATCGACTTCCTCATCACATTCGATACACCCCAGACTATTTACAAGGCAACCCTGTTCGCCTTGTCGAAGTTATGGGTATGGGTAAAACTCCGTTAAAGATTAAACTTGAGAAGATCGCTGCGTTACAGTGGTGGGATGCATCTGAAATAGATGTATGGTTTTGGATCTGGTCCTCAACCAGAGAAAACTTTGCGGAACTGAAGTATCGAGACATGGTAAACATTATCAACAAAGAAGACGCACCTTTAGGGAAGTTCCCTGAAGGCAAAGCGTACTTCAGTGTGAGTTCCAAGCTTCTGCCTTGGAACGATGCATGACCCCGATGAGGGGGAAGACGACAATCCTTTTGAAGAAGACGAATTAGAATATTCGTATGACGAAGGTAGACGACGACGGATTGGTAACGAACGCAGAAAAACCACAGGTGTCGTAAGAAAAGCAGGCACAGGTTTTGACGAGGTTGGTGGGGCTGAGTTCATAGAGGCCATGAAGCAAATGAAGCTTCCGTCCCTTAAGCCACCACCTAATCTGCTTCCAAGAGAAAATTTACGAGCACCTATTCTTTATGAACACGCTCCCCAGAATCGTAGAACTTTTACTCCATGGCATGAAACTGAGTTGGGTGCCTTAATGGAAACCAAACCCTTTGAGGAACCTCATCCTGATTGGGAAACAAAAGACAAAGAACTCAAAGACCTCCGCACTGCTGTGCAGGAGGTCTTTGACTCTCTCAGTGAAGACGAAGAATGGTTGTACAACTGTCTTGTTGAAGTTGGCTTATCCTTACGCTTCCTGTCACGAGTGCTCAATATACCTAAAAGCACGTTAGCTCGTAGGCGAGATTCACTCGCTCAGAAACTAAGAGAAGGGCTACTCAAGCATGAGGTGGTGAGGGACTACCTGTTTATTCGTTCAGGTTATCGTGAGCATCCACACAATCCTGAAGAAACGAACTGAGATGCTCCAACCATTGCATGATCGAAGTCAAACTCATTAAGTTTCCCTTGCGTGAATCCTGCCAAGCGTCAAGAAATTCTCGGATCTCGTCATCGTCGAACACCATGAGCACACCTAAGGTGCCGTCCACCCAAGTTCCATGGGTGCCATCATTAATGTCCATCAAATGGCGGTTAGCTAAGAGTTCGTGATGTATTTGATCCTCAAGCTCTAAGCCTTCTTCGGCCATCCAAATGGCCCAAGTATCCTCAAATTCCTCTTCCACAAGGTCAACGCCCCAAACGTGCCTTTGCGAGAGTCTTAACTGCAGCAATGCCAGCAGCCGCCGCAGCCGCACCAGCAGCCTGCCACGTTGACACATCCGTAATAACGAACACAGCCAAACCTGCTTCAACTGCTGTCCAAACAGATCGTTCGATCCAGTCTGCCCAGTCAAAATTCTTCTGAGAAACTTCAGTCACATTTCCTACTTTCCAAAAGGCCGACCACCGTGATACTGGTTACCAAGACCAGTTTCACGTAAGAACTTAGCCTGTTCTTTCGTGTTGGCCCCTTGGTTAGTATCAGGTTTTTCGTCGGGTTTTTCCTCGGACATGAGTCCTCCTATATGAAAGCTGCGGTGGCCCAACCACCGAACAAAGCATCCCAAGTTTGTAAGCCAACAACGCCGTCAGGTTTCAGAAAAGCTTCAAAACTTTTTTGAAAATCTTTGACGGCTTTAGCGCTTTTTCTGCCATAGATACCGTCTACTGGTCCAGGCGTAAACCCAAGGTCGCTCAGACGCTCCTGAGCGGCCCGTACTGCTTCCCCACGACTTCTCTTGGTAGTAGACAGCGGAGAATGAGAAACCTTCTCTCTGAGCCTGTCAACGTGAGCTTTGATTCCATCCCATTCAATCTTATTTGGATCACCCAAGGGCATAGGCATGCCCGAAGTCACCCAGTCATACAACCAATTCCCAGGACACGTCGAATTACCAAGATCACGATGACCTTTCACCCACAACTTATCCTCATACCTGCTCTGAATATCACCTATGAGCCATCGGATCGAGTCCCTTGCGGCCTGTGGAATTTCGACAAATCCCCAACCCGTATAACAAATCGACTCAGTGCGACTATTCCAGCCCTTCGTAGCGCCTGAAACAATTCCTGCTCCTCTTCCTGCATAAATGACCCCTTCAGGGTCAACCAGCCAGTTATAAGCAATAGCGTTCCAACCACGAGAATCCATGTGAAAACGCTCGAAAGCTTTCAACGCAGCAATCCCTTTAGGAGCTTCTTTCACTCCACTGTGGTGAACAACTATTCCCTGAACACGCCACTTCTTTAACTGTGTGAAAGGTTTCTTTGGGGGGCGTGCTTCCCAACCCTGTCGCGAAATAATGGTACGCATAACAACAATTATACGCTTCTGCCCATAAGGTCCCGAACATCTCTCATATCTTGAGAATACTTGATCCTATCTTTAATAAGTTGGTTTCGTTTTTCCTGAGGAGTGTTTGTCCTTACACCCAAACCAAGGAAAGTTGAAAGATAAGTAGTGATAAGTCTTTTTTGTTTAGCTTCCTCATTAGGAGCTAAACGACGGGCACGACCAAGAATAGGCATCAACTGTTCAATAATGTAAATGTCTTGATCTCGCATCTTCCACTGACCAGCTTTATTCTTCTCTGCTTTACCAAAAGCACCAAGCAACTGCATAGCCCCAGGAAGTTTTTCAATAGCTATAGGTACTTGCTGGTATCTGCCAGTGAACGGTATGTCAGCAAACGTACGCTTCTTAGCCCACAACTCGATAGGTAACTTGTAATGAGGAAGAGCACCTTCAATCAAACTTCTCGCAGGAGAAGTGGGAGACTTCAGATATCTGGCAAGGTCCCTGAAAGGAAGATCAGGCATGGCATACACACGATTGCCGCCTGCAGTAAATGGCAACCTAATTGCCATGTTCTCTCCGAAGTAGTCAGGAACTAATCCTTCTTTGTCTGAAGTCAGTTCAAGTTCACCTTTGACTTGAACAAGTCTTGCCCAAGCTTGAGGTCGTTTACCGAATGATTCAAGAAGGACAGGCAGAATGTTTTTCTGCCATGTCCAGAATGGGATAACTCTTTTAATTTTTTGGTCTAAGGCAGTGAGGTTGCCGTAATCGAAATGATATTTGTATACAGCGTTTAGAGCTTCTTCTCTGCTGCCACCATTCATCATTACGTGATGAGCGAGAGAACCACGAAGTGTGAACTCTGCTCGCTGGTTAAGACGACCAATAGCCGCAAACAAATAGAAATCTCTACTGACTGGGTTAATTGTTCCTGCTTCTCGCCAACTCATTCCCATGTCGTTAATAGCTGAGTTGACTTCCATCGAAGTGATACCAGTATTACCCATACCAGTTTCTGCCCAGTCAGCCATGACATCCCACTCGGCAGGCTCAACATTCATTAAGCCATACCCAGCTTTAGTTGACTTGCCTTCCGCAGCTATTTTCCTCGCTCCGTAAGCCACATCGCCTTGCCGTCCATCTTCAGCAGCAACTTTCAAAGCTTTCCTTCGCATAATGTCTATGCGAAGTTGATAGCTCACAGGCACACCAGCAATTTGGTTATTGATCCAAGTACCACCAAGAAGGTTACGGAAAACGAAACCTGGAGTTGCGACAGCTTGAGCTTTCCAATAGTTAATTACTTTGTCGTACTTAGTCATAAATTCTTTAGTACGAATAGGATCACGCAATCTAGCCATCGACTCAAACGCAGCTTCAAATAGCTCTACTGTTTCATCAGTAGCCCCTACAAGCTGATAGCCCTTTAAGTGCTGACGAGTTCGACTAGATCTCTCAGAACTCTTACCTAAAGTAGAACCAGTAATTAAATAATCTTCAACATATTCTTCATAAGCTGCAGAAAGATTGGCTCGTTCTCTAGCATTCCGTAATACTTTTAATGCTTCTTTTTGATTGAGTGCAGCGTCCATCCGCTTAACAGTGCCAGCTTGCACATCATCCAAAGTTCTTTGAAGATCTAGAGACAAATTACGAATATATTGTTGCTGCCAAGCAATGCCAGCCTCAACAACAGCTAGCTGCGCCTCATCAATCTTCGTAGTTTGCAAAGCATCCCGTAGCTCAGGAACAACTTCAGCCAACCACTCACGAATATTATCTACCTCTTGAAGAACCTTAACTTTCTGTTCTTCCAAATATTCTTTCCGAGCTTGAAGCTGACGTACAGTCTCTCTGTTCTTAACAGCCCCAGCCTTACCCTTAACCCCAGCACGAATCTGATCCTCTAAAGCTGTAATTCTTGCATCAAGAATTTGTTCAACAGCTTGAACGCTTCTTTGAGTAGCATTTTCAATCACAGCTTGAGGAGCATTCATATTGCTCAACAAGAACTTCTCTGCCTCAAACAAATCTGTTTGAAGCCTACGAACTTCCTGAGCCAACTTGATCCACTCCCTATAAGGCTCAGAAGAAAATATTTGTTCTATTACTTTCTGTTCACCAGCAGTAGTACGCTTCGGCATTTTCGGGGAAGGAGGAACATAGGTTCCTGCTTCCAACGCATCGACAGCATCAAAGTCGTCTAAGTAAACCCAACCGTTCTTAGCTTGCCGAGAACGGAACTGACGATCAGCAGACCTCGCCCTCTTGTAGACAGGCACATCGGGGCGAGGAACTGGAATAGAGCCGCCTCCTGGGAGTCCTATTGACATAGGTTCGTCTATGACCTGATCTACTAGATCAAACCTGCTCGTTGACTTAGGTTGCATTTCAATAGCTTCATAAACACGAATTTCAGTTCCATCTGCAAGTCTGTAAGACTCGTCCGTTGGACGAACCTGAAACAAAGGGCGATCCACATTCCCCAACGTCGTTTCAGCTTTAGGCCCACTCCCAACAGGAGGTTCTTCCAATCCGTAATACCAGCTTTTAGGTGTCGGAACACCAGAATCAGCATAAACCCACAACTCGTCAGTATGAGCATTCACAGCAAACACATCACGCTCAACAACGCCACCTGGCTCCATGCGAGGAGACATTTGAGCAGCAGGCTCTCCTCTCGCAGTCATCCTTGCAGCACGATCAGCTAAATACTGCTCTGCTTGCTGACCAGTCAAACGAACCCTCGAACCCTTAGGCCCATCAACTTCTATCGCCCCATCAGCCAAACGATGAACACCGCCACTATTAACAGGACGATCTCTTCTTTGAACCTTAGGAGTAGGAGGAGCAGGAACTTCCCTAGCAGGCATCCTTACCGCAACACGTTCAACTACCGACTTTGCAGGAACAGGGCTAACAGCCTCTGACCCAGCAAATTGGGCTAAACGATAATGCTCGTACACATTCCTAGAAATAGTTCCTTCAAATTGCTGTCTAAGTTCTTCTACTCGTCGTTGCTCTTTAGCAATAAGCTGTTCTTGTTTCTCTATATTTGTGGCTCTCTGATCTAAAGCATCTTCAATCTTCTTGCCAACATTTCGAGATGCAGTAACTTGCTGCTTAGAACCCTTCTTAACATTCTGAGCGTAAGTCCCAGCTTTAGGAGTTGGATTAAAATAAATAGAACGCTGCTGACGAGGAAGCCATACAACAAGCCCTTGCTCACCGCTGTTCTTTCCCGTAGTAGCAGAAGCCCGAGGTCCCGTAATAGGGATCTCGTCACCGTCAACATTCACAACCCACTCAGCATCAGAACGCTTACTGATAGTGAATGATTCTCCACCAAACTCAGTCAACCCACCATCAGTAGGACGAACCCTGCCTCCCGTAACCCCCACAGCTTTTGACGGACCAGTAGAAAACTTTACAGTTGATCCAGCAGCTAACTCTTCAGCGATCAAACCATTAACGTCGTCAACGTACTGTGCAGGCCAATTCTCCGCTCCTGCGGATTTGGCCCCACTCCATGTCGAAGGCTCTTGAGCAGCTTTCTGTAAAGGCTTACCGCTTTGGACCGCTGTCCCAGATCTTTGAGCAACATAATCTTCAACAAACCTTTGGAAGCGTTCAAGTTGCAACTCGCCAACATTCTTTAGGGTCACTTGACCACCAGAAGATACGATGGTCATAGAAGAACTAGAAGCCCAATCAGGATTAGCTTCTTTGTAAGCATTCACAATCGCTTTAGTTTCAGACCCCCCACCAAGAGGAACATCAACAGTTTGCAAAGGTGTAAGACCTGCTTCAGTTTCCTTAAGAGTGTTTCTAGCAGCGTCAAGCTTGTCTTCTAACGCCACCGAAGGATTACGTTTAAAGACTTGAATGTCTCCAAACAATCCTTCCCCTAGCTCGCTCAATATTCGAGCAGCTTGAACATTCTCAGATAACTCTAAAACATTTGCTACATAATTTTGAGCGATTCTTTCAATATCTTCAGCGTAAAGCTGTAGATATTCTCCCATCGCTTGAACTTCAGCAACAAACTCTTGATTAGTCCCAGCACCTGCTCGGCTCATCCGTATTTGTAGCTCACCATGTGCTTTCATAAGCTGATGAATGTCTTCGCGAATTTTAACTAATTCTTCTGTAGCACTAGCAATATCTTCTTCAGCGATTTGAGCTTTCCTAAGAGCACGCTGTTCTTTAGCAGTCCCCTCAGGAGGTACTGCACGTTGAAGCTTCGGACCAAACTGTCCTTTAATTCTTATCTGCTCAGGATCTCCAGAAGCCAACAAGCGTCTAGCGCCTGCAGTCAAATTATCTGCAGTGCCTTCTATCAAAGCAGTAAGCGCACTCTCAACGTCAACCATTTGAGCTTCAATGTTTGCTAACTCATCAACCGCTGCGGCAGTTCGAGGCCGCATCGTCCCTGAACCTTTACGGTTCCTAGGTTGAGCAGCAACAAGCTCATCTATCGGCTCTTCCGCATATTTAGAAATAACTCTCGCAGCAGCAGCAACTCTCTTCTCTATCCTTTGTTTTGCTCTCTGCGTTTTCTTAACTGCGCCTTTAGCATCCTGAATATCTGCAGCAACTTTGCGACCAACATAACGTGAAGCTAAACCTGCATCGTTAGCTTTAACAATGATCCCAGCTTGAGACAGATCACCAACAATGGACTGAGCACGAATGTTTTCGCCCATCATTTGCAAATATTTACTTAGAGCCAAATTAGCGTCTTCTGTAAATAGTTTGCGATAATCAGAACCCAGATTACGAGTACCTATCGTATCCATCTGGGTAAGAACACTGCCGCCTTGATCGTAAGGAAGAAAACCTTCTCCCATGAAATGAGAACGTAAGACTCTTCCATCCGTCGTTGTTACCTGCACAGGCAAACCTGCATCAAGGACTTCTTCAAAAGTCATCCCATATTGAGATGCAATCCTTGTTTGTTCCGCCGCAGGAACATAACCATCAGCAGCTTGCGCTTTAATTTCGTCAGGCAAAACAAGTTCACGGTTCTTAAAAGGACTTCCTGAAAGCCCTTCTAAATCTTGCACCCGAACGCTTTTAGCGTTCTTGTAAACAAGATCAAGGTCTTTCCCATGGATCTGACGAGTGACATACATCTCAGATAACAGCCCAGGAAGATCATCCTGCCAAGGCAAAGCCTCGTTATACGTCCTCAGAACTTCATCAAACCATTTCTGCAAACGCACAACTATGTCTTGGACTTCTTGGCTACCACCTTTAGCTACAGGACCCAACAACACGTTGACACGACCTGCAGCTTCGCTACCCATCTTTTCGTTAGCGCCCCGAAAGATATCGTCAAAGTCGATATCAGCTTCTCGGGCAGTCCTAGCTATATTGCCAAGCTCCTGCGTGTGTTTAGTTCTAAAAACATTGTCTTTAATAAGACCACGGTTAGCTGCGCCTTCTAGCCACAATGCGTTTTCGATCTGGTTTATATCACCAGAGCGATACATTTGATTCAAATGAAAACGAGTAGACAAACCTTCGCTAAGGGTGTTTACCATTTTCGATTTTTGGGCTTGCCCCATAGCCTTGCCAGGAAGCCCAGCAACAACAGCTAAAACACCAAACCCAATAGGAAGCTTAAACGGTGCTTCAATCGGCATTCTTTGGGCTGTCCGAGCAGACCTAACAACCTGTTCACCTGTTTTGGGAGCACGAGTAACAATACGTTCTGCAACTTGTTTTGTAGTTCCAGCACGTTTAGCTGCGTCTAACTCATTAACAGCTTTAAGAACTCTTGTCTGTATGGCCGCATCATCTAATGCTTTAAGAGGACGACCAGCTTTATCAACCAAATCAACTACTTCAGTGTTGATTGGTTTAAGTTGGCCTACACGTTTCGCATTTGCCCAAGCAGCATACCTTTGACCAACCCCAGGAATGTTCCTTAGTGGTCGTTCAAATATTCCTTGACCTATGCGCCCAGTAAGAGGAACTGAGAACTTTATTGCAGTAGGCAATCCAAGTTCTTCTAAGACATCTTTACCTGCAGCAAAGATGCCTCGTTCAGCTACTCGTGCAGCAGCATCCTCCATTCTTGTTGCTTTAGCTGCATCCTTAACTTTTCCGTATTTTGCTGCGTTAGCGGCATCTTTCAAATGTTTTACCATCTGAGGTTTCGTAGCTACTCGTGCCCACGCACCCAACGGCAACAAATACGTCAAAGGATCAAACGCAATATCTAACGTCAACCCAAGAGCAAAATCCAAAGGCCCAGGAAGATCAACTCCCCAATCACGCAACACCTCTCCCATGAAGATGTTGTCACCAGTCTGTTCCCACCAATCCCCCAGAGAAAAACTTTCTTCATCATCGAAAATATCTCCGAACTCTTTAATAGCTGAAACAATTCCAGCCCTCGGAGTGTCCAACAAGTCCAACGCAGGACCCAATATTGGGATATCAAAAACAGGATTGCTTTCCTTCGTCGGAGCCGAAGGAAGAGCAAATTGTCTTGGATCAAACAAAGGGGAAGTCTTAGCGACTTCCGTGTCAGCACCTAAACCGAGATCCTTATACATGGCATCTCTAGTAAGTTGTTTAGCTATCTGAGGAGTGTAATGATATTTTTTGGCTTGTTGAGGAGTATAAACTTGAGGATGATCCTGGTTATGTGAGAATTTTTCTGGGAGAGCCATACATCACTTCCCAGTCATATCCATAAACGCACCCAGTTCCTCATTTAACTTGTATTGCTCCTGCCCTTCAAGCCACAACTTAAACGCTTTAAGCTGATCCAACACTTCATCATTGGGAGCAGCAATACCAGTCAACGGATTTACCATCATCGGGCTTGTCTCATCAGGCTTCCACATTTCATTAGCCCAATCATCCAAAATATCAAACTGATCCATAGCGATTACTTGATCGGCATTCAAACCTAATTGACCACCCAAAGCTCTTGCGTAACCAGCTACAGCTTCCATCTGTTTCGCTTGCTCTTCGTCCTCAATCTTTCCTTCAAGTTTCTTCATCTCGATACTAAGCAAAGAGTCATTCAACCATTTTTGAATAGACTGAGCTTGCAAAGCAGTATTAACCAACATGTTCGCACGACTAGTAGTCATGTTGCTCATGTTGATATTCTGAATCTGATCCGCAGCAAAATTCAAAACACTTTGAATTTGTAAGCCTGCTTCAGCACCAGAACGATAACTTGTCCCAAGAAGAGCTTGCGTTTCGTTTAACGGTTCTTGCGTGAAAGCAGCAGGATCTCTAATACCCATATCCGCTAAATAAGCTTGAGCAGCAGCTTCTTCGCCACCCATAGACTCAACCATAAAAGTGTAATCTTCTTTACGTTGATCCGCAGACTGCTGCAACAACCCTATTTTCGCTGCTTCTTGTTCATCAAGCTGCTCACCAAAAGCTGAAACGTCAGCGTCAAGCTGCGCCATCCCATAATCTGCATAATCTCTCAACGACTGTTGAGCAGCAGCAGCGTTATCTCTAGCTGTTTGTTCTAACGCTTGATAGTACTGGTCTAAAGCAGACATCCCATCGCCTGTTTTACCTAGCGATGCAGCATCAATAGTTTCCCAATCAGCAGGCTCTTTCTTATAAGCGTCAATCATTGCCTGTCCCCACTCAGGCGTATAACGACCTCCAGGTTCATTAAAATTGTAATCAGAAGGGGGTTGAGTATTTCCTCTTTGCAAATCCTCTGAAATAAGCCCGTGTCGCCCACCTATTATGGCATCATCAGGAATTCCACCCTTTGAAATCAAACCACCTAAACTCCAAAGAGCCGAAAAAGGATTAGTAAGACTTTGAGCAAATTTTAAAGCATCTTTATCAGATACATCAGGAAGATCTATTAAAGGATCTCCAGGTTTTTGAGAATAAGATTGCTCGTTACCCCGAATAATCTTATTAGTAGGTCTACCGCTACCTATAGCCATTAGACACTGAACTCCTTGATCTTGGACGCCATATTCGCCCTAATTTGGTCAGCGTCAGACAACATCGAATTCACGTTCGTTTGAAACTCACTAAAATCTGCTTCATCCCCAGCAAGACTTAAATCCCTCAAACCCCTCAGCGCCTGATTCATAGTGCGACCCTTGTAGCGAACCTCGTCCCCTACAGATCGACCCAAAGTCTTTTCTTTAATTCCACTGTTAAAAACATTTCTTGCGTTCAAACGGTCAATAAGACCTTCTCTGTCTCTCGCAGCGTAACGACTAATATCCCCCAACGTCATAGCCGTATCAGCAGTAAGATCTGAACGCTGAACACCCAACCGCATCTTCGTCATTGCATTTTGAATAGCGGAGTTCATCATGGTTCTAGGATCACCAAATGATCTGTCATGTATGACACCCCCTGCATAGGGGGAACCCTTACGAAGAGTATTAGTATTAAGAGAAGGGGCGTTGCCTGAAGCTAACGCCCCAAAAGAAGCCGCATCAATATCAGCATAATTAGGGGCAACACTCGTTCGCCCAGCCACACGACTAGGCCGTGGCGCACCATACTCTGCCTCAGCAAAGTTCAAAGCACGACCACGAGCAAGATTCTTCTTCATCCCTGCATAGGGAGGACGATAACTGTAGCCCTTTGTTGGTTCAATAATCGCCATAACTACTCCTACAATTAATCTTCAGGCGTCCCACATTTATCGCAGTCACACGAACATTGAGCCGCTTCAAGATTGGCAATGTGAACTCGCATCAAAGCGAGTTCCCATTCCATCTTCCCACGCTCACTTAAAGAATCTAAAACTTCTTCGATACCTACGTCTGCGCTCATCGTGCAGCTATTTCGGCATCCGTAAGTCCAAGCGCTTTTAATTTCGCATCACCAGAAGCTTTATCAGCCTCACGTTGAGCTTCAATAGCCTCTTCTTCAGCTATTCTTTCAGCATTCTTGGCATCCATAGCTTTCATTTCTTCCCACTCTTCATCGGTTACATCCCGAAGAGTTTCCTCTCCTGTGGCTGCATTTATGATGAGAATTGTGGGTCGCATTTCTTCTGACATATTTACCTACTGGTCGTTAGCTCTTCTATAATCGTACAAAGTTAGTGTTGTCCCTACTGGGAAACTTCCACCGCTGGTTTGCAATCTGAAACTTCCACCGTTACTTCCGAAACCATACATATACGTCGTGTTTACCCCTGCGCTCGTATACCATCCAACTTCCCCAGCCATCGTGTGATACGTCCCAGACTCAACAGAACAATACGCTCCATAAGAAGTATAAATTTGGGGAAGGTTTCCAGTTGGACACCACCAATCAGTAACCCACGACGACACGCCGTCATTAACGTCCCCAACAGGCGTATGGGCACCACCTATCCGTCCAATAATGCCAGAACCATAGGTGTAACTCCCCGAGTTACTAGTGTCATAAGTATTCCAGTACTGATTTGCTTGCGAGTGGGCGTACCTGTAATACCACCTCGAATAGTAACCAGAGGTCTGCCAAGACGATCCGCCATTGTCTCCTGCTTGCCAAAAGCATTCGCTAAACAGACCGCCAGCAGTTAATTGTGCAGGCATCATAAGCTCCATACGGATGCCCCAACCTTCCAGGCCGCTGGAGGTAGATCTCTGCCCTGAATTGTTAAGACCAGCCACAATAATGGTGCCAGTAGCTGCGGTTACTGTTGTGGAAAATATTTGATTAACTGGTTGCCCCATTGTTACGCCCCGTATGCGTGAACCGCAAAAGTAGAGTGTTTAGAAAACCGCATTGTGCTGTCAGCTACATTGAATCTGATGCTAGTAAACGCTCCCTTGGACACTGACTCGTAATCGTAAGGATCTATAACCCCAGCACTCAACTGCTGAGAGTTTGTGTAACTAGCATCTACGCTACTGTTGTTGCTGGTTGAGTTCATCCAAGACTGACAAACAAGCTGTTTCATGTTGTCAGTAGTAGCTGGACTTAAACAATATCCGTAAACCCCTCTATTCGGCCAAGGCTCATTAGAGTTACTTGTGTCATACCAAATATAATTCGACGGTTCAGAATAAAATTCCATTCCAAACCCGTCACGACCACCGTTACTATTTGGGTCCCTGTTGTTGTGCATTCCGTACCATTGAGAACTTGAATATTCTCTTATTTGCTGAATAAGGTAAGCATCTTTGGCTGAAGCGTTACTTCCCCCAGTCCACGCCCCATTCCATTTAATACGCATTTGGTTTAGGCCACCTTGGTTATAAGGTCCCACACCATAGGTTGCTTCAAATTGAATAGAAGTTGCCCCACTTGGGATAGACCACGAAAGCTCAACAGCGTTAGGACCATTGTTGTTCTTTATTGTTGTCCTAGCCAGTTCTTTCACATACCCAGCCATAACTACTTCCTTATAATCCCGTAAAGGCTATAGTGCTGATAACTTGACGAACCACTTCCGTAGTTATCGTAGATATAAATATTGTCTATTTTGTTGGTGCTGTTCCAAAAACTGTTGTTTCCCCCATGACAGATCCAACTGTTGTTTCCTACTTGAGATGCCCACTGCATGTTACAAAGTTTTGGCACATCATTTCTGAAAGCATTCGCTACATGAGCCACATACATATTTGGGTAGTTTGAATACCCATTGTGGTACATCGCAAACGTATATCCTTGGTCGCTATCCCAGGACTGCCCAATGTTGTTGCCTGAATACCGTATTCTTCCTTGACCGTATTCACCGTAACTCGAATCTCGTAAATTAACGTATCCCCAACCATTCTGAGTGCTTTGGTTCGATGACTGCCCAAAAATTAGTAGGTCAGTCATCTCGCTGTTCAGAGTAGAAATATTATTTATGTTGCTATTAGTGGAAATAGACGCAGAGTAAATATGTACGAATCGGTCCACAGGAGCAAGGGATTTAGTAGCGACAATAGAGCCGTAGGCAAGTCGGGCAGCGGTAGTTGTACCAGCCATTAGCTCAAAAGCCCTGCTGCGATCCAAATATCGGTGTCACATTTAGTTAAAACTGCTTGGGCATATTGTCCAGACAGAGCCAAAGCTGCACCATACGAATAAATGGTTACACCAGCGCCAGCAGTCAAAGTTGTTTGACCTGCACCGTATTGGGCAACTGTTATGGTGGTCCCAGTAGCGAAAGCGACACTAGAGTTAGGCGGCACCGTTAAGGTGTTTGCCGCAGCGTTCGTTATCTTAATGAGCTTGCCAGCGTCCCCAGCAACCAATGTATAAGCGGTACCTGTCTGCTCGTTAATCGTGAATACGTCAGTGCCAGCTAACGTCGCATGAGATAACGAGGTCCACGCAGTAACGCCATCACCAATCTTGTAGAGCATCGTGTCGGTTTCCAACCCGAACTCGCCAAGAGCAAGAGTCGGGTTGGCGCTATTCCAGTTGGTAGCAGTGTCTCGTCGAAGTTGTATTTGTACAGCCATTTATATTCCTTGTGCGTTTCCACCAGTAGCCGTAGCTCCGATGCCTCCATAGTTAGTTGCCGCTTCGCCCCCGTCAAGGTTATTGACGGAAGTTCCGTGAGGACCTGTCGGTCCAGTCGGGCCTACAAGTCCGCCGTAAGCCAGCGAACTCCAAGCCGTAGTACCATCACCTATCTTTAAGGTCATGGCTGGTTGACCGCCACCAGCGTCAGTTTGGAATGCCATTTCGCCGTCAGCTAAAACGGGGTCAGCAGCCGTCCACTGGGCATGGGGTCCTCGGCGGAATTGAATCTGAATAGGCACTACGTTGGCCCTCCTGCGTCAATAGGTGTGACGCCTCCATAATCTCCATTTGTATTTGACTCAGCAACACCACCTTTTACGGTTCCCGCTGCTTGACCCGCTGGACCTGTACTCCCGGTGGGACCCGTGGGCCCTGTCGGCCCTGGGGGACCGCCAGGTG